ACGGTTTGCCAGCGGGTTATGGGCTGCACTGGCGCTGAATGTCAGCATTTCAGTGCCCAGACTGGCAGGGTCATCAGTGGCAGCCAGGCCGACCAGGTAGGCTTTGCCCGTATCAGCGAACTTCGGGCTGACTTCCATAGAGGTGAATAATTTCTGGCCTTTTTTCACCAGTTCCACCAGGGACTCCGTTGGCTCAACGTCGGCATACAGCGCCATCTTGCCTGCCAGCGGACCTTCCGTGATTTCCTCAGCAAACAGCGCCGTCACCTTGCCGTAGCGGTTAAAGGTGCTGTCCGGCAGATAAGACTTGATGTGCTCAAGGTTAATCAGCGCGGTATACACCGCCGGGTTGTAGCTGGCTGCCATCTGTTCCAGCCATTCACGCTGGATTTCGCGTCCGTCGGTGGTGGCACCTTCCACCCCGATGCGAAAACGCTTTGCTTTCACTGTCATGAGCCGTGCTCCGTTAAAAAAAACTTACTGGAGCCTTATGGTTGCGGTGATGGGGGTAGTGAAACAATGCGCGGTATTTGTACCGACAACCACACAAACCGCAGGCGGGGAAAGCCTTCATTCAAGGCTGTAGGTTTGTGCCATGAACACCACACTGACACCCGCAGATCTCGATCCCCGTCGGCAGGCCATGCTGCTGTACTTTCAGGGATACCGCGTAGCCCGCATTGCTGAAATGCTGGGCGAGAAAGTTGCAACCGTTCACAGCTGGAAAAAACGCGACAAGTGGGGTGACTATGGGCCGCTGGATCAGATGCAGCTCACCACCGCCGCACGCTACTGCCAGCTCATTATGAAGGAGCACAAAGAAGGGAAAGATTTCAAAGAGATTGACCTGCTGGCGCGCCAGTCGGAGCGCCATGCGCGGATCGGCAAGTTTAACAATGGCGGCAACGAAGCCGACTTAAACCCTAACGTCGCCAACCGCAACAAAGGCCCGCGTCGTCAGCCGGAAAAGAACGTTTTCACCGATGAACAGATTGAGAAGCTGGAAGAAATCTTCCATTCCTCCATGTTCAACTACCAGCGCCACTGGTGGGAAGCCGGAAAAACCAACCGCATCCGCAACCTGCTGAAGTCACGCCAGATCGGCGCGACCTTCTATTTTGCCCGTGAAGCCCTGATTGACGCCCTGCTAACCGGGCGTAACCAGATTTTCCTTTCCGCCAGCAAGGCACAGGCCCACGTCTTTAAGCAGTACATCATCGACTTCGCCAAAGAAGTGGAGGTGGAGCTGAAAGGCGATCCGATAGTGCTTCCTAACGGGGCCACGCTGTACTTCCTCGGCACCAATGCCCGCACGGCCCAGAGTTACCACGGCAACCTGTATCTGGATGAATATTTCTGGATACCGAAATTCCAAGAGCTGCGCAAAGTGGCTTCCGGTATGGCTATTCACAAAAAATGGCGACAAACCTATTTTTCCACGCCATCCAGCCTGACACACAGTGCTTATCCGTTCTGGTCCGGTGCGCTGTTCAACCGTGGGCGCAACAAAGCCGACAAGGTGGACATCGACCTGTCCCACAGCAATCTGGCCCCCGGCCTGCTGTGCACAGACGGGCAATACCGCCAGATAGTCACCGTGGAAGATGCGGTGCGCGGCGGCTGTAACCTGTTCGACCTCGACCAGCTACGCATGGAGTACAGCCCGGACGAATACCAGAACCTGCTGATGTGCGAGTTCGTGGACGATCTCGCGTCCGTGTTCCCGCTCAGCGAGCTGCAAGCGTGCATGGTGGACAGTTGGGAAATCTGGACCGACTTTCATGCACTGGCCCTGCGCCCGTTTGGCTGGCGCGAAGTGTGGATCGGTTATGACCCGGCAAAAGGTACGCAGAACGGCGACAGTGCCGGATGCGTGGTGGTGGCACCGCCAGCCGTGCCGGGTGGTAAGTTCCGCATTCTTGAGCGTCACCAGTGGCGCGGGATGGACTTCCGCGCCCAGGCTGACGCCATCAAAAAACTGACCGAGCAGTACAACGTGACCTACATCGGCATCGACTCGACAGGTGTCGGCCACGGGGTTTACGAGAACGTGAAAGCGTTTTTTCCAGCCGTCCGGGAGTTTGTCTACAACCCCAACGTTAAAAACGCCCTGGTACTCAAGGCCTACGACATTATCAGTCACCGTCGTCTGGAGTTTGACGCCGGACACACCGACATAGCGCAGTCATTTATGGCAATCCGTCGCGCCACCACCGCCAGCGGCAACCGCCCAACCTATGAAGCCAGCCGCAGCGAAGAAGCCAGCCATGCCGATCTGGCCTGGGCAACAATGCACGCACTGTTTAACGAACCGCTGCAGGGCGAGTCCGCCAATACCAGCAATATTGTGGAGATTTTTTGATGGGAAAGAGTAAGAAAAACCGCGCTGCGGCGACGAACCAGATCCAGCATAAAAACCAAACTTCAGCCGAAGCATTCAGCTTCGGTGATCCCGTTCCTGTTCTGGACCGCCGCGAATTACTGGACTATGTGGAATGCGTAAAGATGGACCGCTGGTATGAGCCACCCGTAAGTTTTGACGGACTGGCGCGAACATTCCGCGCCGCCGTACACCACAGTTCACCGATTGCAGTAAAGTGCAACATTCTGACCAGCACCTACATCCCTCACCCGCTGCTCAGCCAGCAGGCGTTTTCACGTTTTGTGCAGGACTATCTGGTTTTTGGTAACGCCTACCTGGAGAAACGCACGAACCGATTCGGTGAAGTTATCGCCCTTGAGCCTGCGCTGGCAAAATACACCCGACGCGGATTAGACCTAGATACCTACTGGTTTGTGCAATACGGCATGACCACGCAGCCGTATCAGTTCACGAAAGGCAGCATTTTTCATCTGATGGAACCGGACATCAACCAGGAGATCTACGGCCTGCCCGGCTATCTTTCTGCCATCCCATCCGCCCTGCTCAACGAGTCCGCCACGCTGTTCCGCCGAAAGTATTACATTAACGGTAGTCATGCAGGCTTCATCATGTACATGACCGATGCCGCGCAGAACCAGGAAGATGTGAACAACCTCCGCAATGCGATGAAAAGTGCCAAAGGCCCTGGCAACTTCCGCAACCTGTTTATGTACTCGCCTAATGGTAAAAAAGACGGACTTCAGATTATCCCGTTGTCAGAAGTCACAGCGAAGGATGAGTTTCTGAATATCAAGAACGTGAGCCGTGATGACATGATGGCGGCACACCGCGTGCCGCCGCAAATGATGGGAATTATGCCTAATAATGTCGGGGGGTTTGGGGATGTGGAGAAGGCTAGCAAGGTATTCGTAAGAAACGAATTGATGCCCCTGCAGAAACGATTGCAGGAACTAAATAACTGGTTGGACGAAGAAGTGCTCAATTTTTCAACCTATGAGCTTTAGTTTTAAAACGAAGACCATTAGGTCTTCGCTTTATTTAAAGGGTTCTTTCCATATTTTTTTTCTAATTTGCTAATATAAGTTATTAATCTCCTATGGCTTTTTGAATCCACACTTAAAATAAATGACAACCATCCCCTAACGTGTTCTATCTCAGAAGACTTACCGCAAAATATATGATGTATCTTTGCTCTAATTTCTTTATATTTTTCTCTACCTATCCCAACTTTCTCTTGTGAAATAACTAAACCTGTAACTTTCCTCTGACTACGAGGCCCACTAATACAAGTTTTTTTTGAGTTAATAACCAATCCTTCACTTGGGATTATAGAAAATAAAAAATCACGTGCTTTAACAACCTTTTTCATAGACTGTGCAGATAAGGTGAGATCATCGGCATATCTCGTATATATCAAGCCCCGACTACCTGCATAACCCTGAATACGATAATCAAGTTTAGAACATATTAGATTAGCTAATTTAGGTGATGATGGAGCACCTTGTGGTAGCAGATTTTTATAACAACATATTTTTGTCAAAACTGAAGATATTAGTCGATTATAACCAAGAGAATGGAACACTCCAAAAACTTTGTTAGCAGTTAAACTTGGGAAAAAATCCTCCAAATCAATATTCAGTATAAAGTTTGCCCCAATATGCGGGGTAGCATTATTCAAAATAGATTGGTGCTTTTCAAATCCAATAGAAAAAGGAGATGACGACAGTTTATCTAAAATGTTACGTAGAACCCATCCTTGTAAGGCTTTAAGTTCTCGAGAAGGTTGGTAAATGGTTCTCATTCTCTTCTCTGGGCCTTTCTTTTCTACAGTGTAGATCCTATAGCGAAAATCAGCTGTATAGATTAACAACCGAAGTGTTTCAACAGATATGCGAGTCGCCTTAGACATGTCATGCAAATTGTTCATGACAGGTAGGCCGAGATTTCTCAATCTAAAAGTGTTCAAATATTCAGCGGATTTCATGAAAGTTGCGCACCCTTACGTCAGAAAAAACGGGTTTCCTGGTTGGCTCGGAGAGCATCAGGCGATGCTCTCCGTTCCAACAAGGAAAACAGACAGTAACTCAGATTCAATGCAGGATGCCGAAACAACATCCAGAGGTTGACCTTAATGATAAACCTCTCGCTAAGGGTGCGCATACGGAATCTTATCATAGTTAAATGTTGATTTTCTACGGTTTTCAAAATTCATAATCTCAAGCCGCAATCGGTCAAGTGTCTTTCTATCAAAGACGCTCCTAACATAGCTAGCCCCCAAAGCAGTGACCTGATAACCATCAGTCATTTGAAGTATTTTTCGTTCATTTATTAGACGAGAAACAACGGATCTAACAATAATTTTAGATAAAACATCATCTTGCTTTATCGCTTTAAAAGCTAGTTCACACAGTGTGCGGTAGTTGACACTATCCAGTAAATAGATACAAGGCAATAGAAACCGCTCTGCGTATAATATATTTCCAATATCTTTTGATACTTTATTTTCTTTCCTAACCTTCTTAATAGATGCCATTAATTTTTTATATAATCGTAATTTTCTGGCAACATCAATAGATGAATCACACATTTCTTTTAGTTCATTTGAACTACAACGCAAAACAGATTTTGAATTAAACTTACGCAACAGGCGAACAGGACCATAGTTAATAAAGCTACGTTTTGATTTAAATTTTGCATCTTGAATGCAAATCAACTTTCTCCTTAAGTTTTCATTATTAGAGAACGCACCAAGCTCTGTGAAAGACCCCGGACTTTCAGGAAATAAAATTATTACATCGACAGCTTCAGCCAGAATATTTTCTAAACTTAAAAGGCTATGCTGCCCTTGACCAGCCAAAAGATCATCAAATAGATCTTCTGGATAAAATATATCAACATCACTGAACTTTGCTAAAAATTGTGATAATTGATGACGCCAAGATTGATGATTAGCAACGTCACCACCACATAGAAAAATGGTTATTTTAATATTAGCTCCTCGATAGAAGCCTTTCTTTGTGAGATGTCCTATAAGCTGTTGTTGCTGCTCATCGGTAAATTTTTTATTCATAATCTCCCCGCTTTTTTTTCTACTTTATACATCAAGTTATGAATAGATCCAATCTCCATACCACATGGCGCGCGCTCGTATCCCCGCCACGCCTGCCCGCTTTATGCAGTGGTTTTCATGCACATGCATAACATGAGCAAAAGCCCGCCAGTTCTGGCGGATCTGAGCAAAGACGATCCTCAATCGATCATGCGATTTCATGCAGCATAGTCATGCACTGTCAAGGAAGTGAAAATCCGTATCTGAATGGCCACTTGAAAAACGGATCATACGGGTTTACAAAGATGAATGTTCGCTGTGAACGGGAAGCGGAAGTTAACTTTCAGATAACATAATCCATATGCACGAGAACCTCTAAAATAGAATGGGACACCTAAGCGGGGTACTTACAACGATTCTTTCCATATTCACAGTTAACACTCTGTTTGGCGTATTTTTATTCAAATAGCAAACACCAATAAAAGGAGTTTCCATGAACAATATTCCCCCTATACCACAGTTAGGAATTTATGTCTCAAAAATCGATCCCACCCTACGTATCACTGTAACCGATGTTGATATTGTTGATGGTGAGGATGATTCTCCTGATGATGAATTGTTTTATTTAGTCCACTGGATCGAGGGGGAAGATGAAAGTGATATGACAGCAATGGGATTTGAGCTAGACCCAGTAGAGTGGCAGGCTTTCGTTGAATCTGAGCAATTAGTGTTTGAGCGTGATCCGTACATGGATTCAATCCCCGAAAATTCAAACTTGGCAAAGATTCGGGATTTTCTCATGAAGACTAAACAGAATGATCATTCGTAAGTGTAAGCATCCATCAGGAAAATGGTTTTGTAAGTGAATCATCAACTTTTAGAGAGTCTCAGACACTCCCACTTCTGCTTCTGACACAAAGCGGACGATCACTTATCAAAATAACCGCCCACCTTACGCCTTATTTCACTCATTGCCCAAACTAGCCCCCATCAGAATGAATCCTCCTGGGGGCAACATTTCTTAATGCAGCCAGCTGTCGTCCTCCCACACCTTCTGCATAATTTTCATCACTTGTTTTCTTTCTTCATCCAGTTGCAGTCCGGTTAGTTCCACACCGTTAGAGCTACCTTTGCGAATGCGAATTACCGTTTTGGGATACAGGGGGCGCAGATTGCGGTAAAGCTCGGATTCAAGGGCGTCCAGGGTAGACTGGCTAATCTTCTGCTCTTTATCGATCATTATTTCAATGCGCATAAAAGTCACCTCAGCTGATGACATCCATTGAGCGGTTGTATTCGTGGCTTCTGATTTTTGCCATGAGTTCATCAGTCAATTCAGAAACCCACTGCAGAGCCAGCCCCTTCTCTTCATCACTACACTCACTAGCCGCTACAAGCTTAAGAAAAAAATCAATGCGCTGGAGCTTCAAAGACTCCAAAAAATAGTCCTGCATCTTTCCTCCTATGACACCAAAACAATACTGTATACATAACCACTGTTTATATTTACAGTATATAATAATCTTACTGATGTAAAACGTTTTTTTACGTTCATCGGCCTGATATGCCTGGTATTATTAAGAGCACGAATTGTCAACCCGCGTAATTAATACAGGTTCCGCCACTTATCATCTTCCTTCAGACGCTGGTTCCGATAGAAGATACGCAGGCCTGCTCCTGACGGAATACTGCCGCCGCGAAGGAGCAAATCGACTTCTTTCTCGCTGCCATCAAATCCCCTGGACTTCAGTTCATAGACGAGCTGCTGTCGCTGATGGTCTGTAATTCGCTGTTTGTAGTCTTTACGCCGTTTCGGTTTCACCTGGCGTAACCTTGCAGCCAGTTCCCGGCGCTCTTTTTTGCTCATACTGTGCAGGTAATTGTGCAACTCCTTGTCATTCATACGGGTAATATCCGTTCTGGAGTCCCCATCAGCTGATTTGTCTTTCCCTTGTTGGTTCAAATTTTCAGCAAGGGGACAGTTATTGCCACGAGTCCAAGGGGCGCAAGCGCCCTGGTCGGCTGCCGCCTCCTGAACGTCAACGGCCTTACGAACCATTTTCCACTTCACCGCATGAGTGCAGATCTTGCCCTCTGCAATGGGTGACCAGATGCCATAAATACGAATACCGTGATCGCCATATGCGGTCGGTTCTTCGTTGATTTCATAAGCAGTTCTGATGAGGTGATATTTGCGGGGAACCAGTACGCCGCCCTGCTTCATGATGTAGGTGGCAAAACAACCAGCATCAGCAGCAGCCAGGATTGCATCAAGACGCGGGTTATCCAGTACCGGCGCACCTGCTTTTTTGTCACCCTGTTGCCTTGCCGCCTGACCAGCCAGCAATCGCAGTTCACGGTAAGCCTGACGCCCCGGAATGCCAAAGAAGCGGAATTGCTGAACACGATGCAGAGACGCCCAGGCATTAACGTATTCAGCGTTATCACGCAGGGATTTACCCGTTTCCTTGCTGATCTCCCCAGCCAGACCACGCCCGTCAATGTTCTTACTGATGTATTTCGCGATATAGCTTGTTGGCGTACCTTTGCGCGGGTTTATCAGCTCAGACTTAAAGCGTGGTCCCGTGTTATTGCCCAGCTCCTCGCGGTCTTCACGGATGGCAAACTTACGCAGTAATGCAGTGATGGCGCGGCGGTCTTTTTTACGCATGAAACACATGAGATGCCAGTGCACAGTACCGTCATGATGCGGCTCAGCTACCCGCACGCCATACCAGCGCAACTCGGCTTTATGCATAGCCTTACGAAATGCAGCAAACATGCCGACCAGATAATCGCTACTTTGTCTTACCGTCGCGTTTGTCCAGGTCGGGTTTGGTCTGCCGTTATTGAGCGTGGAATGGAAACGCGACGGACAGGTGATAGTGTAGAAAACGGCACAGTCACTGCGCATTTCCGCGATAAGCTCCAGACCTTTAACACAGGCCATCATCTCATTGCGGCGATGCGCCGGGTTGCTGCTGCTGGCGTTTACCACATCTTCCATATCCAGCGTGTCGCCGTCTTCGTTCACCAGTTCATGAGAACGAAAAAACTCCAGCGACTTACGGCGCTGCTCACGTTTATGCATCACGGCTTCATAGCTGACATAGGGGGATGCTTTTTTGCTGACCAGGCAGACAGCACGCAACTGCTCTTCCCGCCATTCGCAACGCATCTTCCATAATTTCCGATACCACCAGTCGGCACACAACATACGCGCCAGCGAACCCGGGATGAGTTCATAGAGCACTGGTTTGCGGCGGTTTATTTTCCGACGAAGTTTCTCAAACGCAGGCGGGATAACATCCAGACGCAGGGTTTCCGCTGCCACCTTTTCCCATGTCTTGCGGATTTCTTCTGGCTTAACGTCATCGGTGGCATACAAATCACCACAAGCGTCCTCAAGACACATGCTCATATGCGCTGCTACCAGGGTGGACAGGCGTTTCACCTGATCCTGGCTCATTTCAGGCAGGATCAGCAGACCCTCCAGCCCTTGATGGCTTGCCATAAAACGGAAAGAAACAGATAGCTGACTGTCACGTACACAATCCAGTCGCTCCAGACATGGCTTAATCGTCTCACGCAAATAGCGGGAATAAGCCTTTGGCCTGCCCAGGCTGCTGAAGTATTCAATACGTTGCATCAGCGGCTTGCTGATATGGGAAGGCTGGGCGTTTACGTCCGCCAGAATGACCATGTCCGGATTAAAACGCTGCTGCTCATGCGCCAGCTTTGCCCGGCTAATGAGCTTATCCTGCTCCATTTCGCGCTGGACAGGATCACGGGATTCATTAAAGAAATAACGCTCCCAGACCTGCTCACTCAGTGCCTCGCGGCGCAGTTGTTCCTGCTCGTTATCGGCAGCGTACAGAGTGATCAGGTTTGAAAGTGCAGACTCCGGCGCAACTTCCGCCGGGTCCAGATAAGGGTTAATGGCCTTTTTCGAGCCGTTCCATGAAAATGCTGCGGCGGCCTCGTTAAAGCCGCTGCAATAGTTCATATCGTCATGACTCATACACACACTCCGTACACGGCAGAACTATCCACGCCACGCGAAGGATCAAATCCCAACCAGCAGCTCGGCCCGGAAACAGCAATGATTTCTGTTGCAGATTTACCCTCGCCAGCTGACACGCCGATGCTGCGTTTTGCCTTGATATAGTGGTGAGTAAAATTGCGATACAGCGAACGAATCAGGGATGTGTCATTGTTAGAAACAATGACCGGATGTCCTTCTGATGACCGATGTTCAAGAATGGATGCCAGGTGATACTGGTCATCTTCAGTGAAACCATCAGTGTGATAGCCGGAAAACGTACCGTCATACGGCGGATCGCAATACACCACATCCCCCACCTGCAGCATCGCCAGCGTTTCATCAAAGCTCGCGCAGATAAACGTTGCCCGCTGGGCTTTCTCTGCAAATGCGCGAATTTCTTTTTCAGGGAAATACGGATTTTTATAATTACCGTAGGGAATGTTGAAATACCCGCTCTTGTTATAGCGACATAAACCACGGTAACCGTGACGATTGAGATACAGGAAATATATCGCCTTCATGAAATCAGTAATTTCAGTTGAGTAATTAAACTCCTGTCTTATGTTGTAATAAGCCAGCTCACTGTTTGCTTCCTCAAATAAAACTTTGGCACGAGATATAAACGCTTCGCAATCAGCGGCAATCTTTTTATAGAGGTTGATTAAATCAGGATTAATATCCGCAACCAGATAGCTGGGGTAATCCGTCGCCATCATCACAGCACAAGAACCCGCGAAAGGTTCAACCAGTCGCGGGCCAGCAGGAAGGTATTTTTTCAGTTCGGACATAATGGCGGTTTTATTACCCGCCCATTTCAGGATGGTGCTCATACAGCACCTCCGTTGTAATGTTTGCCTTTCAGCTCTGCGATTTCCTGGCAGGTAATGCAAAGCTGCACTCCAGGAATGGCACGGCGGCGTGCTGGCGGAATTGGCGCTTCACACTCAACGCAAAGCACGCGGGACACGCCCGGCGTTTTGGCACGGGCAGCACGGATATGGCGTTGGCGTTCTTCTTCAACGCGCTGCTGTACGAGATCCATTGCATCAGCCATCAGTGGATCTCCTGCGCTTCGTTCTGGATTGCTTCAGCAGTCACACGCAGCAGTTCTGCCGCTTCGACGTGGTTTAGCTGGCGGGAGGTGATATGACACGCCAGGCTATCGAGGCGAGCAGCCATTGCTTCAGCCCTTGCCCGGCGTTCTTCCAGACGAGCCTCTGTCAGTAAAAGATTAAGACCTGCATCATCCGGTCCGGTTTTGGTCGTGAGGGTTTCAATATTACGCATAAGCAATTCTCCTGAATTTAGATAAAGGGATGCCCGGCGGGTTTACGCCATTAATTTCATTAGTTGGTTAATTCGGCATGGTTAGCCGTCTGGGAAATAAGCTCACCACTGCACGAAAATGATTCATTGCTTTAATCAACTCCCGCTTTTCGTCAGTGGTCAGCTCATTAATGCTGATGCTATGACGTTCAGCTGGAATTTTTGCCATAAAGAATATGGCAGCCAGTGCCCGTTTATTTTGTTCATTATTGATATCCCGTGGATCACGCATATCTTTAATAAACCGCTCAAGCTCTGACTCAATATTCAAACCAAAAACTTTCGCCCTTAACTCCGCAATATGATTAAGTCCATTCAGGCGTTCACCGGGTCTTAATGGAACAGTCGCCGCAGCGCCTTCAATAGCCATTTGTTCCCCCGTTTTTTCGTAGATAGTTCTGCCAGCAATTCATCTTGTGAACGGCACGGATGCCAGCGTTTTCCATCCTCACCCATGATCCAGCCGTGACCGTAGTGCATTGCCGGGCTTTGCTTTACCAGCAGCGATGCAAATGATGGTTCTTTCGTCAGCATAAGCACCTCACAGCAAACCGAATGAAGCACCGAGGCCAGTCACGGTATCAACTGCACTCGCCATCGCAGGGTTAGCCTGTAAACGGGCCTGCAATGAAACAGCAGCCAACGCCATCAGTCGTGTTACAGAGTTAATGCTGCTGATAGCATCACGACGACCTGCACTGGTTTTTACATCGCCAGATACCGCACCTGCAGCAACACGCCCGATCTCTGCGGTTGCACTCATGACGTAATGTGGCAGTTTCTCTTTTGCCACCTCATTAATCGGTACGCATGGCAGGCAGTGAATCTGAGCCAGAAAACCATCTACCAGCGTTGAATCTTCAGTCAGATCGGTAAGCAGCCAGATTTCTGGTGCGGTTAATAAATGAGGTTGCGCTGGGTTCAACTTGTTCCGCAGAATCTGCACATTCATGCCAGCACGTTCTGCCAGTTGCACCAGGTTGTGGCGCAATGCGAATGCACGACAGGCTTCATCAAAATGTGGATGTTTGGAAACTTGGTAATCAAACATGGTCAATGCCTCTGATGTATTTCAGAATCGAACTAATTAAGGTTTAGATTGCATTCTGAAAGCGCATCAACGGTCATTGCTGCTATGTTGATCATCACTTTTTCGCGTTTTTTATCTTTGCGCAGTCGGTGACGGATAAGGCGTCCATCAGCCAACATGTCATTGATGGTATCGATGGATAGCCCTGTCAGCTCGCTATAGCGTTCAATAGTCACATGAGGGGTGGTAAGAGTGATTGAAATGTTAGGTCTCATGATGCAACATTCCTCGTTTAATGATGATTAATCAGGACGAATACGGATCGTTTGTATTTTGTGAACACCATAAACATACGATCGCACAGTGAAATCGTCAAGATAAAAGTTCACTTGGAGTGACCATGAATTTGGAGAAAGGCGGACGAGGCGCTATAGAGCGCATGGTAGAAGCTTATGGATTCAAGACTCGACAGGCGTTGTGCGATCATTTAGGAATCTCTAAAAGTACACTCGCCACACGCTACATGCGTGACTCATTCCCAGCAGAATGGGTAATCCAGTGCGCCCTTGAAACAGGCACCTCGCTTAATTGGCTCACAACCGGGCATGGTTCAAAGCAAACTTCAGGTAATACAAATACTATGGAAGTTGCTAAATATGTATTATCTGATGGGGCCTTGTGTGAAGACGGTTTTTATATTTTCGATAGAGAATTTCTACCGTCGGCATTCAAGAATCTTTTTGTAATCACAGATAATAATTCTGAATTTATTTGTGATAAGGAATTTGATGATATACGTGATGGTAAATGGGTAATAAGTATTGATGGCGAAATAACGATCCGTGACATTACTCGTTTACCCGGTGGAAGAATCTTCGTCGAGGGTGGAAATAGAGCCTTCGAGTGCAAGATAGAAGATGTTGAAATAATTGGGAAAATTATAAGTTTAACAATTAAGTACGTTAGGTAATACCGGGAGGAAACTATGCTTGGTAAGGTATTTTTTGTGGTTTTATCATGCTCTTTGTTATTAAACCCACTAACTACCTATGCTAAAAATTATCCTTGTTCTGGGAAAAAGGGAGGTGTCTCTCACTGTACCTCCGATGGAAAGTTCGTTTGCAATGATGGAACTATTAGTAAATCAAAAAAAATCTGTACTAAAAACTCGCGATAAATTTTGCTTTTATATCTGCGCCTAATATAACAATGAGCCGCAGGCTAACCGCAAAAGTCACATACTCACATAGCAAAAAATAGCTAACTTCATTATGGCTTCAGTGAGATGTATGGTCGCAGGATTTCATACATTGACACTGGTTATACATACAGTAAAAATGCTCTCTACTGGAGGGCATTTTTTATGGCAGTACGAAAACTCACCACAGGAAAATGGCTTTGCGAATGTTACCCCGCCGGACGTAGTGGACGTCGTGTGCGTAAACAATTCGCCACCAAAGGCGAAGCTCTGGCTTTTGAGCGTCACACGATGGAAGAAACCGAAGCAAAGCCCTGGCTGGGCGAATCAGTGGATCGTCGGACATTGAAAGACGTGATTGAGCTATGGTTCAAACTACATGGTAAATCTCTGACAGCTGGGCAGCATGTCTATGACAAACTGCTGTTGATGGTTGACGCTCTGGGCAATCCCCTTGCAACTGATCTAACCTCTAAAATGTTTGCCCACTATCGAGATAAACGCCTGACAGGTGAGATCTACTTCAGCGAGAAATGGAAGAAAGGAGCAAGCCCGGTCACCATTAACCTGGAGCAAAGCTATCTAAGTAGTGTTTTTAGCGAACTATCCCGCCTGGGCGAATGGTCGTATCCGAACCCACTGGAGAACATGCGAAAATTCACCATCGCAGAAAAAGAGATGGCATGGCTTACCCATGAGCAGATTGTTGAACTGCTGGCTGATTGCAAACGTCAGGACCCAATTCTGGCACTGGTAGTCAAGATATGCCTAAGCACAGGCGCACGCTGGCGAGAAGCAATAAATCTTACCCGCTCGCAAGTGACCAAATACCGAATTACCTTTGTAAGAACGAAGGGGAAGAAAAACAGAAGCATCCCTATCAGTAAAGAGCTTTACGAAGAGATCATGGCGCTTGATGGGTTCAATTTCTTTACAGACTGCTATTTTCAATTTTTATCCGTGATGGAAAAAACGTCTATCGTGCTCCCTCGCGGTCAACTGACACACGTTCTGCGCCATACGTTTGCGGCGCACTTCATGATGTCGGGTGGAAATATCCTTGCTTTGCAAAAAATCCTCGGACATCACGATATAAAAATGACTATGCGCTATGCCCATTTAGCACCCGATCATCTTGAGACGGCTCTGAGATTCAACCCCCTCGCAACGCTAGAAGTGTGA